GGATCCGCACCACCTCCCACTGGCCGGGCATCGTGGCGTCCGTGATGGTCGCGCGCAGGGAGCGCGTCCCGCTGGGGTTGGCAAAGCCGTCCAGGCCCGCGCCCGTGGTCACGATCGTGCCGTACCCCGGATCACCGCTGTCGTTGGTCAGGGCCGAAGCCAGCACGGTCTCGGCGTTGTTGGAAAACAGGTCCATGGCGCTGCCTCCTTACGCCGGCACCAGCGAGAAGATGCGCGCGGCGCCGTTGGACCACTGCACCACCAGGCCGCCGCCATTGGTGGCCAGCGGCAGGCCCAGCACATCCGTCACGCGCGCGATCAGCGGCGAAGTGGCCGCCGTGCCCGTGTCCTTGTAGAGCACCACGCTGCCAATGGTCGAGCCGCTGGCCAGCGCACCGAAGTTGGCATCGGCCGCGTCGAACACGCCGCCCGTCACGGTCCTGCTGGCGAGCGCTTGGGCCGCGCCGATCACGGCACCCACGTCCGGTAAAAACTCGTGGGCAGCGTCGTAGACGTAGGAGCTGGGCAACAGCGCCACCTTGATGTCGTCTGCAGAGAAGTTGATGGAGCCCGCCCACATCTTCTCGGCGCCCTTCGGGTAGATCGGCAGGTTGATGCGCGCGATCTTCTTGACGCCGTTGTCCCAGGGAATGGTCACGGCGCCGCCGTTGGTGGACATGGGCAGGCCTGTCACGGTGTCCAGGAAGAACAGCACCGGCGACGTGGAAGTGTTGCCCGTGTCCTTGAAGATCACGACCGAGCCGATGGTCGAGCCCGGTGCCAGGGCGCCGAAGTCCAGATCGTCCGCGTCCAGCACGCCGCCGGTGATCGTCTTGTTGAGCAGGGGCTGGGCCGTGCCGATGATCGAGCCGAGCTGGCTCACGAACTCATGCGACACGCTGAAGGCGTAGCCGCTGGGCAGCAGCGCAGCCTTGAGCGTGTCGGTGGAGGCATTGACGGAGCCGGAGAGAAGCTTCTCCATGCCCTTCGGATAGCTGGTGTTCGACATTGGAAGCTCCTGCGAAGTGAATTCCCCCAGTCTTCCAATCCCGCCCTTTCAAGGCCAACCCTGCAAGGGGCAAGTGCTATCGCGCCTCCGCTGCCATCTCCCGCATCTGCTGACGAAGCGCCTTGGGCGAGTTGTCCGCAATGCGGTCCGTCCGGTCCTTGCCCATCTCGCGGACCTTCTTCCAGATGTCCGGCATCTTCACGACGATGGGCTGCTCCGGATTGTTCTTGTTCCAATCGGCCAGCCGTTCGCGCACGCGCGCCAAGGCGCCCTCGTCCTTGCGGAACAGCGCATCCGCCCACTGCGCCTTGATCTCGCTGCTGGTCTGGCTGTAGAAACTCTTGGACCGCTGCATGAAGCTGTTGGCCTCCTGGATCTCGGCCACGCTCTTGGGCTGGAATCCGATGGCTTTGGCCACTGCTTCGCCCAGGGTGGTGTCGATCACCTTGTAGCCCTTGGTGTCCTTGTACATGCCGCTGGCGGCCATGTCCGCGCCCTTGAACGCATTGCGCACGGCCGTGGGCGAGACCTCCAACGCCGCGCCAGCAACGTCGCCCGTCAGCACCTTGCGCCCAGCAGTGAACCCGCGCATCACCAGATCACCGGCGGGGCCGGCCACCTCCAGCAGATCCCGCTCGCGGCTCTGCTTGGTCAACAGCAGGCCGGTGCCGGGCAGCAGGTTGCCCATGCCCAAGCGCCCGGAAACATCGATGGGCGCGCCTGGCAGGCCCGAGACACCCTGCTCCAGGAACTCGGCCAGCTCCTTGCCCACGATGCCCGCGAGCGCCTCCTTGCGCCACTGCTTGGAACTGAGGTTGTAGCCCATCATCTGGCCCACGCCGTCGATCAGGTCCTCGGCGTCCTCCATGAAGGGCACGCCGCCGGCGCCGCCCATCAGCAGCAGCATGGCCAGGGCCCAGCCCACGGCACGCTTGCCCTCCGGCCCTCCCTGCTTCCACATCCGCTGCATCAGCTCCAGGTAGCTGACGGAATAGGTCTTGAAGGTGAACAGCGTGCCGCCCACGGCGCCGCGCGCCCAAACAGGTTTCGCGGCCTTGGAGTAGACGAACTGGGTCTCCAGCACCGCTTTACGCGCGAAAGCGCCCGGATCATCCATGCCCTGTGCCTTGGCGATGCGGAAGGCCGCGATGAAGGTGGAGCGCCGGTTGAACTGCTCGGCCAGGGCGAACGGCTGACCCCAGGCCACCTTGGCGCGTTCCCAGGCATTGCCCGCCGCCGCGCGCGCATCGCCGGACCGCGTGCCGTCGCCCGAGCGCAGGCCGCCCGCGCCCCGCGCCTGGGCCATCAGTTGGTGCACCTCCTGGGGGGACACCACGCCATCGTCCTCGGCCGTCTTCAGGGCATGGGCTAGATCCGATTCATAGCTGAAGCCCTTGTCCATCCAGGACCGGCGCATATCGTTCAGCGCCCGCGCCATCTGGCCGCTGGCCGCGCGGATGCCGCCAAACTGACTCAGCCACGGTAGCGTCACCGCAAAGGGCTGGGTCATGTTGACCACGGCCGAGGCAAGCGAGCCGCCCAGGTACTGCGCGAACAGCATGCCGCGCACGGCCTGGCCCTCTTCCTGTGGATCGCGGATGTAGCTGCGCAGGCCCATGGCCAGGTCCTTCAGCTCGCCCTGCTCCTTCGGGATGTCGTTGATCGCGCGGTCCATAGTGCCGGCATTCAGGCCCGCCGCGCCCTGGCGCGCATTGCTGTAGATGAAGTTGGCCACCACGCGGCCCACGTCCTGGCTGTAGCCCTCAATGCCCTTGCGCTGGATCAGGCGCTTCAAGGCGCTGTGGTTGTTCTTTGTCAGCTTCAGGTATTCATCGAACACCCTGCGCGTGGCCGCGTCGGCTTCCTTGCCCACGACCATGTCCTTGAAGATCTCCAGTGTCTCGGGAGTGATGCCCGCGAACAGCTTGAAGGACTGCTGGCTCATGGTGCCCTGCGTGATCACTGCGCCGGGGAAGGCCTGGGCCATCTGGATCTTGGCCAGGTTGGCGTCCTTCATGGTCTCGTACATGCCGAAGTACTGGCGGTTGCCCTCCTGGTCCACCACGTCCAGCGTGTACCGGCCGAAGCGCGACAGCGGCGCATACCCGCCGTCCTGCAGATCCTTGGCCGTGGCCGCCCGATCCACAACCATGTTGTTCAGCTGCAGCAGCCGTTCGGCCATGTCTGGCTTGGCCTTGGCATCCTCCTGCAGCGTGGTGGTCAACAGTTCCAGAGCATCGGCCAGCTTGGGCGCGTCCAGCACCATGTCGCGCATCCCGGCGTACTCGTCGCCCAGCGCGCGCATCATGTCCGCCCGGGCCGTCATGTCGATGGAGCGGTCAATGGCCGCGCGGGCTTCGCGGTACAGGGCAATCTGGTTGGGCGTGGCGCCGAACATCGTCTGCAGCTCGGCATCCGTCCAGACCGCGCCGGCCTTGAGCATCTTGCTCTCGAAGCGAGAATTCACCAGCGCTTCGTACTGGGCCAGCGGCAGCCCGCGCCAGGCGCGCAGCATGCGGTCGTCCAGCCGGCCGGCGCGCAGCAGCAGTTGGGCTTTGTCGTCGGCGGGGAGGTTGCCGTACTTCTTGGTCAGCTCGTCCACCAGCACGGCCTTGCCGTCCACGTCCCGACCCCACAGCAGCGTGCCCTCGAAGAGAGGCTTGGCCACGGCCTTGTTGTCGGCGGCGGAAACAGGCGTCTTGCGGTTCTTGCCCACCAGGTCGCTGATGGTGTCCACGCGCGGCAGCAGGCGCGGCGCCCGTTCGGCCGCATCATTGGCCAGCATGGACACGTCATCGATGTTGCGCTGGGCCGTCTCGTAGACCGGCTTGAAGGCTGGCGCACGCTCGGCCAGGTGGCGCATGGTGCCGATGGTCTTGTCCCAGAGCGAGACCTTGCCCGGGTGGGACATCGTCTTCTGGAGCTGGTCCAGAGCGCTGTCCTTGATCTCCGAAAGCCGCGAGCGGCTGAAGCTCAGTTCGTCGCCTGCATCGCCTTGGCGAGGATTGCCTTGATCTGCTCGCTCGCCTGCGCGTCGTCCTTCTTCAGCGATTCGATCTCGGAGTCGCTCAGCCGGCTCGAATCGCGCGAGGTATCGGGCTTCGGACTCGGTGAGCGCGTCGAAGCCGTAGCCTGTGGCTGTGCGGAATTGGTCTTCGAGGTCACCATGTTTTTGCCGGAGAGATGCGAGGATTTCAGGAGAGGGCTGGATTTTTGCACTGTACTGCTTGCCGGTCAACGCGACAACGCCCACGACGTCGCCCCCGCCCTCACGAATGTGGCTGGCCAGGGCCGCGAACGTGCCGCCCTGCGTAAGGGTGTCATCCACCAGCAGGTAGTCGCCAGGCTCCACGGTGCCCGCGAAATCCACAGGCGCAAAGATGCGGTCCAGCCCATCCAGGCCGGTGCGCCGCGCGCGATTTGCCTGCACGATGCCCGTCGCCGTTTCGAGGCCCAGGCGTGCAGCCAAGACTTCGGCCACGGCGCGCGGGATCTTGTTGCGACCGCTGGACTCCACGGCGGCCACCGGCAGCACACGCGGCCGCGCACCACCCAGCGCATCCGCCACCTTCGCCACCATCTCAGGCGTCACGAGGTCCACGGCCAGCCGCGTGGCCGCCGCAACATCCCCGGCCTTTGCCGCAGCGTAGTCGGGATGCTTCGATGCGCTGCCCAGCGTGCTACCGATGATGGCATCCGGGGTGGCGGCTGCTGCATCGGAGCGGCTGAATGTCGGTTCAACCCGATCCAGCAGGGCACGCTGCCCGCGCTCCACGAACCCACGGGCCGGCAGGATGTACGCCTGGATGATGTCGGCATCCGACAGCTTCAGGCGCCCGAACCCGGGCACGTTGGCCCGCAGCCAGTTGCGGATGGCGGCCACGGCCCGGCGCGCGAAATGCAGCTGCGGCGTCTTCTCGGCCATCTCGGCCAGCACTTCCTCGGCGGCGTGGCGCCGGCTCAGATCCGTGACGCCGCGCAGGCCATATTCCTTGATCTTGGCCGCCACCTCGGCATGGCGCATGGTGGCCACCTGGTTGAGGATCTTGTTCAGCTCCGGCCCGAACATGCCGCGCAGGCCATGATGGCCCAGCACCTCGTGGTGAAGCACGCGTGCCGCATCGGCGGGCGTGTTCAGCTTGCTGGCCAGCAGGTAGGCCTTGCCGCGCCAGTAGAAGCCCTCGGGCGCTCCGGAGGCCCTGCCACTGCGCTGGCGCAAATCCGCGCGCCGCGCCGCATCCGGCACGGCCGGGTCGTTCATGTCGAACGCCACCACCACCTCGGGGCCGTTGCTCCAGCCCTTGCGGATGGCATCTACTGTCTCGCGCACCTGGCGCACGGCCTGGGCCCGCGCCGCATCGGAAAATGCCGCCGGCTCCGGCCGCATGATGCGCAACAGATTCGCCATTTGGTCATCGGTCAGGCCCTGGCCATCGGCTTCGCCACGGCGGAACGGCAGTTCCTCGGTGCGTTCCACCGGCCCGGCCTTCAATTCGCGTGCGCTGGGCGGCGTGGCATGGGTGCGCTCGCGCACGCCCGGCACATCCTGCCAGCCCGCCCCCTGCTTCTCCACCTGGCGCACGGTCACGCTCCATACGCCATCGGCATTGGACGGCGTGTATGAAACCACGCGGACATGGCTATCCCCGTAGCCCTTCACGATGTTGCCCGGGGTGAAGTAGTCGGCGCGCGCGGCCTCTTCCGCCGCGGCCTTCTTGGCCAGGATGCCGCGCGGCGGCCGAGGCGCGGGCGCAGCGTCGGCCTGCTTCGGCCCGAATACGTCATGCAATTTGCGCGGATAGACGATTGGGTATTTCGCGCCGCCGTCCGACGTGCGATCACCAGCAGCAGCCCCCAATGCTTTGCGGATGCCGTTACGAGGTACGCCCATGTGGTCTACCAAGAACTGCCCGACAGCGGCTTGCTCCACGTAGGTATGGTTCGGAGCCAGGCCGAATAGGTCGCGGAGCTCCACGTCTGTCGGCTTCTCGCCGCGCTTGAGCTTTTCCGCCACAGTGCCGGCCAGGGCCTGTCGCTCTGCTTCGGCGTTGGTGCGCGTGCGATCCATCGCCAGGAAGCCTGCGAGCGACTTGGCGGCCTCATCCACCGTCGGGGAAAGGGCACTGGACTGGCCGTTGACGCTGGCCGTCCATTTGCCAGACCCCAGTGCGCCCTTGCCCGGCTTGAACTGGGTGTCCGCAGGAAGGCCATGCTCCTTGATCGCCTGCTGCTGAGCAGAGTCCGGCGCCGCAGCCTGGGCAGCGCCCTCGCTGGTCGTGGAGCTGGGGAACTCGCGCGCGGCGTCCAGCAGTTCGCGGATGGGCGCATCCAGCCGGATCACCTTCACGTCCTCGCCGGCTTCGCGCGCAGCCAGCCACTGGTGATGGCCGTCGAGCACATGCCCATCGCGCGAGACGAGGATAGAGCGGCTGCCGCCCTCGAAGCCCCTGGCCCGCGCCACGCGCTCGCGGCTGAATTCCGCCTGCGTGGGCTTGAGACTGGAGGCCTGCACGCTCTCCTCCTGGTGAGCAATGCCGCGGGCATTCATGAAGTTGACCATGGCGCCGCGGTGCTCGGCTCGGATCTGCGGCATCTCCGCGCGCGGCACGCCGATGGAGCCCGAGTCGCGGGAGAACTCGGCCCAGCCGTCGCCCAGGTCGCGGCCTTCCACGGAACGTGCTGGCGCGCGGGCTGCAGGTGCTGCAGGTGCTGCAGGTGCTGCAGCAGCATCGGGCATGGCGGCGGCCAGCTTCTCGCGCACCTTGGGCGCCAGGTCAGCCCATGCCCGCGTGTGGGCCTCGGCGCGGGCCGGGGCGTTCAACCCCTTGGCGGCCTTGGCCACCGCCTGGCGCTCGGCCGCCGGCATGCTGGTCCAGCGTTCGCTGGCGGCCAGCAGCTGGGCGCGCCGCGCGTCGTTGCCCTGTTGAGCGATGGCCACGGCCTGCTGCTGGCCCGCCGTAGGCGCTGGTGCATCAGCAGACGCTACAGCGGCAGCCTGTTCGCTGGCGCCACTTCGGCCAGGTACAGCAGGTTGCATGCCGGCAGCAGGCTGTCCGGCACTTCCCCCTCGCGGCCCAGAAGACTGCGCATCTGCCGCGCGTCCTGCCGGCTGACTGCCCCCAGCCTCCGGAGCAGCCGCAGGGCCTGCTGGGCGTTCATCTGCCAGCCGTACTGCAGGTGCGGGTGAATCATTGATTGCTCCTTGCGGTTGCATGGCGTCTGCAAGACGGAGCTGCAGCTCCGCATTCAGGTTCTCCCAGCGCGCGCCGTGGAGACTTCCTTTGATGGCAGCGTTTACACCGCCCACACGCTTGGCCAGGGCCTTGCGCTCAGAGGTGGGCATGCTGGCCCAGGCCGCGCGGCCGGCATCGATGCGCTGGGCAGGGGTTTGGACTGGCGCTTGAGCCTGCGGGCCTGGCGCTGCACCTGCTTGCGCGCCATCGTGCTGAGACGAGGTGGTGCCATTGGTCAGCTCCTGCGCAGGGCCAGAACCTGCAACCGGCGCTCCCTGCGCTCCTGCTGCCTGCGAAGATTCCGCGCGCGGCGGCTGGGTTTGATCGGCTTGTGTGCCATCGATGCTTCCTTGCTGGGGGGTGGATGTGGTGGCGGGCGTTAGCGCGGCGCCGCGGCCCTGTTTCTCGCGCTCGGCACGGCGACGTTGCAGCTCCAGGGCCAACGGCGTGCGCACCTCTTTGGCCTGCGCAGAACGGAATGCGTTCGACAGGTCTTCATCAGTCCAGGTGGCAAGGGCCCCGCCCTGAATCTCGCCTGTGGCAGGGTCTGCAGTGACCTGGCGCTCGGAGGCCTTCTTCTTGGCTGGCGCGCGTGCGGCTTCCTCTGCGGCCTGGGCCATGGCACTGGCCTGCTGGGTCTGGGCGGCCGCGCCAGAATCCACGGCCAGGGCAGCAGCTGCGGACAGGGAGCCTGCAGCCGGATCCAAGCCCATTTCCTCGGACGGACGCTGCGCGCCAATGGCAGCATCAATGCGCGTGGTATCCAGTTGCGGGGAGGGCGTGATGCCCTGCTCGCGCAGCCGGGCCTCGTCGATGACCGGCTCTTGCTGAGCGGCCAGCTGCCGCACGAATTCATCGCGCACCGTCGACAGGCCAGACGGCACTTCTCCATCGGCCTGGTTCTCGCCGACCTGCTGGAACAGATCCGGGTTGAACGCCTGATGCAATGAATCCGCCGCGGCCTTCCGGTCTTCGGGGGTCAGGGACTCGTCCTGGGCCCGTGCCAGAGCATCCCGGTACTGCTGCTGGCTCTCTGGCCGCACCATCTGGTCGATGGCGGTGCCGTAGGTGCCAACATCTGGCAGGCCTGCGGGCTCGGCGCTGGGTCGCTCTGGTCCAGCATCTGCTGCCTGGCCGGCCTCGGCCGCGCCGTTCACCACTGCCCCACCGTGCCGACCAGTCAGCAGCGACGTGCCAGCGCCCGTGATGCCACCTAGGGCCGCCCCCATGCCAGCAGCAGCAGCTACGCCCTTGGATGGATCAATGGTCGGGTCGAATGGCATGGCCGCCCGCTGACCCTCGTACTGCGTGACGCCTTCCTCAACAGCCTCCTGAGCCGCCTCGCTCGCCCCTGTCTTCGCCGCGCGTGCAACAGTGCCGCCCGCGAACCCCTTGCCACCGGCCAGTAGACGTTCGGCGCCAAACGCGCCGCTGGCCCCGCCCACAATGGCCGGGATGACACTGGCGCCGCGCCCTGCAGAGACAGCTTCATCCTCCGTAGCGCCAGCATTCTTGGAGAGGTCATAGGCTGTGCCCGCTGCATCCCCGCCAGCCATCGCCGCGCCAGCAGCAACGCCGCCGGCCTGAGCTGCGCGCTCGACACCCTTCGCCCCAAGCCCGGCCGCGCGGCCAATGGCACCAGCGCCCTTCACCGTAGCGCCCGGCCCAACGAACGAGCCAGCCGCCTGGGCTGCTGCGAGCACAGGATTGCGGACGATGTACCCGCCCACCGCGCCAAGCTCATCCATCACGCCATCGGCGCCATCTACCTCTTGCTTAAAGCGTTGCTTTTCAGCTTGAACGACGGGGCTCTGCTTGGCTTCGCCGGTCTGAATGATGTTCTTGTCGATCCAGCCGGAGACCGCGTTTCCAGGTTTGATGAAGTTGGCCGCGGAAGAGACACCGCCGGCAGCCGCGTTGGCGAGTTCTATGACGGTGTCGTTTGTCGCCTCGAGAGCAGTGCGCGAATCAAACTGATCGAAGAAATTCCCCTTCCTGTCCTTGGGGGTGGAGGGCGCAGCAGGGGCAGAGTCGTACTGATCGAAGAAGTTTTCAGCCATCCCCCCACTCTCTCCTCGAGGGGGAGCGGGGTCGAACCCTACAGGGGGTCATCGCAGAAGTGTGCAGGGCTGCTCAGGAATGATCCCAATGCCGAGGCCCCATGCTGGTGCATAGGATCATCCAACGGCCGTGCACTGGAGGAACGATGGAAGGCAGAGACGGGGAGCGGGACGAAGACGACGACAGCAGTCCGGCCTTGACCGTGGGCTTGGCCGCCCTGGCGCTCGTGCTGCTGGCTGTGGTGTTGGGCGTGCTGACGCTGCTGGTGCGCGGGTAACCTGGAGACTCAGCGCTTGGCCTCATCCTCCAGCGTGTGTGCGTAGAACATGAGGTGCTCCAGCGCTACAGCGTGCGGGTCACGACCTCCCAATTTTGATTCCCTGGAAGAGTCGTCCGGAAGGAAGACCAGAAGCACGTCGCCACAGGCCTCGTAGTCTGCGCTGAACTCGACGCCGTTGTGGGTGAAGATGCATTCATGCATGCGGGGCATTGTCTCAGGCGCGAGCTCAAGGCACCAGCGCCCAGAAACGACGACGCCAGCCAGAGGCCGGCTCCAGTTCAGACCTCGAAGGGCTTTCGATCTCGGCCCTCGATCCAGCGCGGAGGTCGGCCGCGACCCGTCCAAGTCTCGCCGGTCTTGGGATTCCGGTAACGCGCGTTTATTGGCGTGTTCAGTGCAAAGAGATCGCAGACCTTGAGATGGTGTTGCTTCACCAGATCCCGTGCTGCATCAATCGCATCGAGCCGCATGGCTCCATAGTGCTCTGCGATCTTGGCGTCCAATGCAGCTTTCTCCTGCATCAGGGACTTGTACTTGCGTGACATGTGTTCGGCGCTCCGGCCAGAAATATGCACCGTTCCGGTTCTGGGCTGCAGAGGGAAACTCCCTCCTCCCCGAGCCGGGCTCTTCCTGCGGAGGGGGCAAACGACGTGCCGAATTTGAAGCTGCCCAGAAACGGCGAAGCCCGCACGGGGCGGGCTTTGCAGGTCTACTTGACTGGCGCCTTGGCGTTTGCAGCCTCTTCTTTTGAGAAATCAAGACGGCCCTGTTGGGCGCCAGGGGGAAGCTCCAACTCTTCCATCTTCAAGCAATGCATGCCCACGCGCAGCGCTGCCGTCCTCACGTCCTTGTCTTGACTGATGACCAAGCCAGCTCCTTGCGCCTTGCCAATCGCAACTATCTGCCGGTCAACCTTGATCTTCTGCCATGCCGCATCGGAGCCATCCTTCTTATCTTTGCGGCCTAGTGATGCTCCATCAAGAATGGAGCACTCATAGGCGGCCGCGCGATCGAAGTTTGCCATTTGAACGAAGGTCTTCCTCTCAAAAGCATTGAGAGACTCCAGGCCCGCCGAATCTGCACCCACTAAATACTCAGCAAGAGCGGGCATTGGCACGACCAAAGAACACTGTTGCTTTTCTATGGTGGCAATGAAGTGCTTCAGTCTCAGTTGAACATCTTCAGACGACTTCCGTGAGACTAGGGCGACCAGGAAATTAGCATCAACCAAGATCCGCTTCGCGTACACAACGACGCTCTGCTTCATTCGTCACCTCTCAGTTGCAGGAGAAGCTGATCAGGATCTTCTACGGACTGCCATCCGTTGTCAGGGGTAGCAGCGAACTGTGCCAGCACTTCGCTGATCGGCGTGCTGTCGAGCACTTCGAAGCTCACGAGGGTGCACTTGCTGGCCTCAGGTAGCCACCCAAAGTCGGTCCTCTTCCAGGTGCCTGACGCCTGAACGCGGATTACTCCGCGACGGAAATGCTCTAGGAGATCACGCGCCAACGCCTCACTCTTGACCAAAATTCTGATGTCTCGGTTCAGGTAGTCACGCAGATGAAGATGCATCGTGTCATCGGCGCCAACGATGCCCGTGACCATACCGTCAACCGTGGCGGTCTGGTAGATGGCGGGGGTCTTTGCGTCTTGCACGGTCTTGCCTTGGAACAGATAGACAACATTGTTGTTCCGATCCAATACCTGTGCCTGTCGGATGTCATCCTGATCAATCATCTGCTGCAGACGCGACATGGCCCGCCCGGGGCGGCTGGAAGGCTCCGTCTTCGCCACCACCATCCGAGCATGCGCGTGGTGTTCTCGGGCATATGGGACCTTGGCCTTGAGGCCCGTGCTGGCCTTCTTGATACCAGCGAAGGTGGGCAGGTTCTCGGCGCCGAGCAGATCTGCGAACGCAGCGATGTATTCGCCAACACGCTCCATGGGTAGCTGGTCAGGATTCCTACCCATGATGCGCAACATGTAGGCATATCGCTCTTTTGCTGGCTCGTCTTTATTTGCCATCTCATTCCATCCTCTTTCGATTACTGTATCAGGATGTGACTCAAGGTAGCTGAATAGTAGAGAAGACACAACACCTGCAAATGGCTGCACATGCAGGCTCTGATAAAGTGCCCGCGACAGGAGGGTGTATGTTTTTAATGCACAAGGTCGCATGCTCGGCCGTACTTGCAATTGCGGCTCCCGCTTTCGCCGCGGACTACGCCACCTGCCTGTTGGACAAGCTCCCTGGGGTCAAGAACGCGCCGTCCCACGCTGCCGCGCTGAACCTTTGCGCGCAGCAGCACCCTGACAAGTTCTTCGAGGTCCGCCGCGGCTTGGGCCCTGGGCTTCTGTGAGGGTAGGGGTCTCCCGAATTTTTGGGAGACGCTCCGGATTCAGTGGATCCACGGAAGTCGAGGCTGAGCCAGAGCCTCCAGCACCGCACGCTCCTCGGCGAACACGGGCTTTTCTTTGCGCCGCTCGTTCATGAGCTTGGAGCCAACCTGGCCCTTGATCTGGGACGGCAGCTCCCGGCGCTCCAGGTCGAAGAGGCGCTCTGCAATCGAACGCTCGGCGCGCGCGAGGCGCTCCGCCACCTCCTCAAAGGCGTTGATGAACCGGATGCGGATGATGCGTGACTCGTCTCCGGCGAAGCTCATGCCCAACTCGGATAAGCCCTTGGCGGTCATCTTGTACATGGGCTGCTGTTTGCCCTGCGCATTTAGGTACGAGGACGGCTGAAAATTCAGCCGTCCGTGCTCCGCGATCTCGGGATGCGTACTGCTGCGCATCTTGTCTATGGACTGGAGCACGTTCTTGTGCCGCTTGTTAAACGCCAGCGCCACGGCGCGCGAGTCGGTGATCAGGCCGCCGTGTTCGCGGGAGATGAAGGCTGTGAGGTCTTGAATTGCATCCATCGCTCAGTCCTCCATACCCAGCAGGTTCTTGATGTCTGCCACGCGCCAGCGCAGCTGGCCGCCGTCGCGCACGGGTTGGATGGGGCCGTTGCGGCTGCCGCAGGACCAGGCATGCAAGGTCGCGGGGGAACGACGGAGGTGGAATGCCGCTTCGCGGGTGGGGATGGTTTCGCGGGTTTCGTGCGACAAGGCGGGGATGGCCCAAGACATGGCGTGCTCCTTGAACGGGTTGGACAAGGTCTCCCATTCTTTTCATGTCAAGTCTTTTGCCAAACCCTGGACGGGGGACGCCTGCTACAGTCCCGCCAACAGGAGGAGCTATGGAGACCGCGGAACAACGTCAAACACCAAATTCGTTGGTATTCGGGCGGCATCTCGGAGCGATGGCGCTTGCCTCGCTCATGAATCCGCTGATCTATTACTCGGATCACCCATTCACCCGATGGGTGGAAACCTGGGCTACTCCCCTGGCTATCTCCTCCGCCAGCTACGCTGCATATGCGCTATTTTTCACGCGGCGGGCAAAGGAAGCTTGGCCGCGAAGCTTCTTTATCCTTGCCTGGGTTTTCCTGCTGCTGACGATCGCAGGCCCGTTCATGGACAAGTTGCGGCATCAGCGAACGCCCAGTGTTGCCGAGTCGAAGTCGATGGCGGCAGAAGTGACGACTACCACCAGCGCGGCCATCCAGAGCAACCCCTTCTCTGATCCCAACTACGGCGCGGACCCGACACACCCACCAGCCAACAACACGCCAGTGGCCGCGCCGTTGCCATCCCCCCCGCCCACTCACTCGCAGAAAATGGAAAGGCATTTGGCACCAAAGATGTCCTACTCCGAGAAGGTGAAAAGGCTTCGCGGCGCGGCCGAAACAGGGGCGTTGAAAACCATTGATGTGCGTTCGGCGGCGCCAAACGACTACCTCATCAATCAATGGCCGAGCTCAGACGTGTACGCAATCGAGGCGGGGCAAACCTGGTGGGTCTCCGAGGGTACGGCGTGGATTCACGTTGCCAACCGTTACAGCTCGGCTATTGAAGTTGTTCACTTTTACTATGCGCAGGGTTTATGCGAACGCCCTTCCGGCAAGGGGTCTGCAGAATACAGCCTCCCCCTGTTACAGCCTATCTCACCGGGCGCACAGGCGCTTGTGAGATTTGCAGCAGGCCATGTCATCGCCGATGGCCCTGGCTGCCTAGTGATCACCGGCATTCAAGGCCGGCCCGCTGCAAACGCACCAGGAACGTTGAACAGCGGGCCTAACTTCTTCGATCAATTTGACCGCTAACGCCCCAGTATTGTCCGGGCAGCGCCTGGCCCGTACTTAGCATCAAACTCGGCTGCACGCTGCGGATCGGCGCGCAACGCCGCCGCTGCTGCTTCGGGAGCGGCTTTCGCTCCCGCCTCAGATGCCATCGCCGCCCCCTGCCCCGGCGCAATCACCCGATACTCCCCGGTAGCCTCATCGGTGAGCAAGCCGTATCCAGGCAGCTTGTTCCCTGCAGCATCCATGCCGCCCTGGACTACGGATGTCTTCCATCGCGGCGCTTTGTCTCTGCCCTGGAGGGTTGCCAGCGACTGCTGGGCCTGCTGCTTCTGCTGCGGCGTGGCGTTGGGGTCAAGGAGCGTATTGCGCAGAGTCTCTTCCTGGGCGGCGGCCCGTGTCTTGAACCCGCGCGCGACCTGCTCGCCCTGCAGGCGCTGCTGCTCGATGCCCACGCGCATGCCTGTGCGCCCGGTTTCCCCGGCCTGCTGCATGGCTTCGCGCTGCAGACCGCCTTCCTGCTGGATGCCTTCGCGCGCCAGGCCCGCGTTCTGGCGCATGGTCTCGGCATCCAGTCCTGGCTGGGCCTGGCGCAGCGCCGAGTCGGTCTGCAGGGCGGCCTGGTAGGCGGCCACGGCCGGCGGCGGGCCGGACTGAGCGCCACCGCCACGGAAGCGGGCCATGCCTGTGCCGCTCCACTCGGGCCGATTCGCGATGCTGCTCGCGCCGCTCTCCAGGTTCTGGAGGTCCTTGCGGGCCTGCCAGTCGTTGCCGGAGTGGGCTACGGTTGGTGCACGGAAGCCGGGGAAGCCCAGGCGGGGCTGCTCGGCCTCGGTGCGCTGGCCGGGTGTGAAGCCGCGTGCGGTGTACTGGCTGGCCAGGTTCTCGCCGGCCGCGTCGTTGCGCCGCGATGGCAGGCCCCGCGGTTCGTTGCCCAGGGCCGCGCCCTGTGCGCTGTCGGAGAAGCTGTTGCCCTGACGGAAGATCCCGGGCTGGACTTCCTGCGGCGCGGCCGAGCTGGGCGGGCCCATGGTGCTGCCGGCGGGAGGCGTGGCCTGCGGCGTTGCAACTGAGCTTGCTGGAGCCGTGGAGGGCGCGGGGCTCGCCATCGTGGAGGCGGCAGCAGGTGCTGTGGCTGCAGCGACAGCGGCACCGCCTCCGGCGCCGACCGCAAGTCCGCGCGCGGCGTTGGTTCCGGAGTTGATGGCACCGCTGATGGCCCCGCCCGTGCGCGCGAGGGCAGACGCACTGCCGCCCAGTGCACCAGGCACAGCATTGGCCAGATTCGACACATTGCGCCCGACCTCGGTGTTCATGGGATTGGACTGGGAGCCGTCAGGAGCCGGCGCCTTGGGGTAGCCGTCCGTCGGGATCTGGTCTTCGGGGCGCTTGCCATTGTCGAAGAACACCTTTGGCTTGAACCCGCGAGGGATCACGGGCTCGGTGGACACGGGGGTGTGCGTGGCATCGACCACGGCCTTCAACGCATCCGCCCCGCCCATGGCATGCACGGTATCTGGCGGCAAGACGAATTCGCCCGGCTTGAACATGCCGGGGATGGAGTCGGGCGCTTGGTTCTGGGCCTGTGCCTTTCGCGCCTCCATCACCGATGTGGGGCCAAAGCCGAGGCCGGGCCCCGGTTGACTCTCCTCCTGCTGCCCACCGCTACCGCGCGGCCGGAACCCAAGGCGGGGCTGGTTGGCCAGCGCTTCAGCCCTGGCCTGCTTCATTTTCTCGGGATCGAATCCTCGCATGCTCTTCTCCTCCTGCTTTCACAGGGTGTGAACGACGGTCACTTGGGGTTCATCGTGGCGTGTCGCGCGACGCAGGTCGGAATCGGGCCGGGCGCCGAAGTAGGCCTCGAACTCACCCAGGGAGGAGGCAGACCGCGAGGGGTCGAAACCATCGGAATCAGGCAGACCGAAAGCACGATGCAGCGACCAGTGCACGAGATAGGCGTGGTGAGCCTCATGTATCTCGGGTTTGTCGTTGCAGTGGGTCAGCTGCTTGAGGGGCAGCCGATAGGCCTCCAGCCGCAGCGTGCCCGCCTCGCGCGGAGCAGGCACCAGGCGCAGCCGCGTCTCGGTCTGGATGGCGAAGCGAGGCTCGCCCGGCCCGTGATCGCGCCATCGCGGATGTTTGGAATCCAGGAATTCGCGCGACACCAGATCCAGCCCGCACGCTTGCGATGTCGCCGCGCTCACGAACCGCAGATGCGATATCTCGTAGACCTTCGGATGCAGCTGGTAGCTGACCACACCGGCCGCGACAGCGATTTCGCACACGGCAGGCGTGGAATCGTCCAGCAGCAGGCGGCCGCGCACCGCTGCTTCAGCCTGGGCTTCATTGAGCCAAGCCAGCACCTCGGGCTCGCCCCACAGATAGGGTTTCTCCCGATCGAGGGAGTCCACCCGGAACTGTTCCACCAGCTGCTGAACGTTCATACCGCGCCGTACTCGTCAATGAAGGCGAACACCTTGGCGCGCATGTTCTCCAGGGTCATGGTCTTGGGCACCACCTGGTTGTAGGTGTCCTTGGCGAACACCTGCAGCCCTTCCTTGTCCATGTTCGAGACTTGGTCCAGCAGCTCCTGCCGGCGCAAATCCTTCGCGCGCTGCTCGTCCTGCAAGCGCTGTGCCTCGGCAAGCTGAGCAGCCGTATCGTCCGGGGGCGTGCTGGGGGCCTGCTGGCCACCTTGGCCCGCGCCGGCCTCCTCGACCACGGCCGCGCGCTGGAACAGGTCGCCATGGCGCAGGAAGTTCTTGGCGATGGACGCGGGCAGATCGCGCACCTGCTCTGCGTCGAACGACAAGCCGGTGCCATACAGGCGGTCGATGTACGAGGGGCGGCGCCCGATGTACTGGATCGCGACTTTAGTTTCTTGGTTCATCATGAGCCTCTGCGGTTCATGCCAGCGCGGGAAGAGGCGTCGCCGCCCCTTTCGGCCGCGCGGCGGGGTCAGTCCGCGCCCAGGCCTTCGCCGTGGACGATGAGATCCAGATAGCCGGCTTCGGCCACGGCCGCGCCGGTGATGGTCAGCAGCAGCGTCACGCCAGCGGGGAACTTGGCCAGCTTCTTGGTCAGGTTCAGGCGCAGGTTCGCCACGGTGGCCAGGTCGATGCCCGCGCCGAAGTAGTTGGCGGCCTGGGGCAGTTCGGGCCGGTCCACGCCGTCGGTGTATTCAAAGCCCAGCGAGGCCGTGACGCCCGTGCCGAAGCCGTTGGACACGATCAGCGACACCGCCTCGACCAGGAAGCCCGGCTGCAGCGTGTTGATCTGCACGACATCATTGACGGCCAGCGCCGCGACGGCGTTGGAACGCACCGGGATGCCCGTGGCGCCCGTTTCCAGCACGCTGCGGATGGTGGTCACATTGCCATAGGGACGGGCGCCGCCGAACTGATTGCGGTCGGCGCCGAGGATTTTGATCTTTGCCATGATTGGCTCCTTTGGAAGTTCAGAAGCGAGACAGGGGGCCGCGCCCCCTGCCCCAGGCCTTACAGGCGGCGGCCGAAGATCGGCACCACGGTGTCGATCACGGTGGCGCCGTGGTCGGTGAACTCGACCCGATCACCCATGTCCACGGCGAAGCGGATCTTGGAGGCGCCCAGAATGCCGCCGATCAGCGATTCGAGCTTGTCCTCGAAGTCGTCGTCCTGCTCCTTCCAGAAGTAAGGCAGGCCGTTGTGGCGGCTCTTGGCGTAGCCCTTGGCCAGGGCCTGGCCGCCCAGCAGAATGGCGCGGTCCACAGCGAAGGTTTCGCCGAAGGACTGGGGCACGATCACGCCGGCCTCGGTCTCGCTGTCGAACTGCGTGCAGTACTTGATCTCATCGCCTGCGAAGAAGCGGATGGGCTTGGGCATCTTCACGATGAGCACGCCGCCCCACAGGGCCACCTCGGGGTTGCGGAACAGCGGGTGGTCCTTCGCATTGCGCGCGCGGGCCATGGCCTGCGCCTGGTAGTTCCGGAAGTTCGGATCGGTGGCGAACTTCTCGTACTGGGCATCCGACACCAGCAGAACACGGAACGGGCTGTCCTTGGCCATCTCGTCGCCGTCGAATTCCACGGGCGGCGGCGGAAGGACCATCTGGCCGAGGAAACTGCGGATGGCGTCCACATTGGACATCTTCATGATGTCGGCCGTGGTCAGGTCCACCTCGCCGGCATTCACCTTGAAGCGCTGGACCGAATCCCCGTCCACGATGAAGTGGCGGTTCTTGGTCGGAGCCTTCACGCGGTTGACCACCACCTTGTTGAAGCGCGGATCCGCCGCGAGGGGGATGCGCCAGGTGATGTTGTCTTCGAAGCCGCGCGCGCCTGCCATGTGCACCAGCGACAACTGGTCCTCGTAGTTGTCCATGGCGCTTTGCAGCAAAGGCTTGGCCAGGCGGTAGATGTCGACGGGGCTGCGCACCTCATCCATCACGCCGCCCAGGTCCAGCGGGAAGCGGGCCTGGTTCACGCGCAGACGGTCTTCGGACAGGCTCACGCCCTCGCCGCGACCGGCTGCGTATTCGCCGCCCATGATGGGGATGCCGCCCACGGGGTTGACGAAGTTGAACTTCAGCTCGTCGCCCTTGCCCTTGCCCAGGTCCATGGTCTGGACGATGGGCATGGTGTTGCTCGTCTGATTGGCAATCGAGCTGGCGGCAGCATCGATCTTAGGGAACTTGCCCGTCAGACGGTTGATGTTGGAATGGCGTTTCTGCGTTGCAGTGAAAACGCCCATGGCCTGCTGGACAAGTTTTTGCTTGTCGCTGGCCGACATTGCGGTCTTGGTCATGTCAGTCCTCGCTCAGTTCAGGTTTTTCGGCTCAGGAACGCTTCGCGCTGTTCTTCCGTGAGGTCGTTCATCGCGTTGAAGAGCTCCACGCCTTGGAGCGAATCCAGCCGTTCGAACAGTGACCCGCCACCCGGACGGCCACCCGGGATGTCCGAGAGACTGTGGGGCACGGGCACTTCGAGGGCCGCCAACTTTTCCTTGGCGGCCTTGGCCGGGTCGTTCGGGGGATCCTTTGGAGCGGGCGCGGCGGAAGCGGCAGCAGCGGCCTTGTAGTCCTTGAAGAGCTCGATCACCTGCTCGGTGGTGCCTCCGTCCAGCACGCCGCGAGCGGCGCTTTGCGCATAGCTGGGCATGGCCTTGAGCCATGCTTCAAACTCCGCGCTCTGGGCGATGGAATCCACGTCGGGGTGTGCCGCGTAGATGGCGTTCGAGTGCACTTCTTCGGCCGATGCCTGGCGGTGCTGACGCAGCGGGGCCAGCTCGCGCTCGACCTCCGCCTGCAGTTCCGCCTTCAGCTCTGCCTTAAGCTGCTCGCGGGTGGCCGCATGCAGCTTCAGCAGCCCGGCGCGAAGCCCTTCTTCCGAGTAGTCGCCGAACAGCTCCGGATCCGCGCCAGCCTCGATGGCCGCGCCTGCCTGCGCTGCCAGCTTGTCAGTCTCGGTCGGGGCCTTGCCATCGGCAGCGCGTTGCCCCGCCTGCGCCTGCAGCTCGGCCAGGGCGGCCTCGGCTGCGGCAGCGCGGGCGGTCTCGCGCTCGGCCTCAGACTTCCAGCGCTGTTCGCCCTGGCGTGCCTGTTCCAACTTCTCGTAGGGGATGGTGTGCTTGCCGTCTTTGGCCAAGACCACGGCATTTGCCGGGTCCGGCTCGGCCGGCGCAGCATCGCCCCTGGGCTTCGCTACCGTTTCCGCAGCGGGTGCGGCAGGAGTGTTTGCCGGATCAGTGGCGGTCGCTGGCGCGCCGCCGGGTTCCTCGGACACTGCCGAGGTATCGCCATGCAACCCAGCGTTGAGCATCTGGGTCAACTGATCGGCCGACAGTTCGCCGCCCGCGCTATCCAAAGAATCCTGATGTGATGTCGTCATGCCTGTCCCGCCACATATCGCCGTGGCCGCATGGGCCAGCAATCCGGAGCAGCGCCTGGGCGCCGCGCCATCTGCTCTTGAATCCGCAGCGCCGAAGCGCCGCAGTCATCGCCACAGCGACATGCGCTACGGCTTGGAAGCAGTGTCAAAAAGCGGGAGAGGAAAGGCCAACCCTAGACAGAGCGGGAATGAAAACGCCGCCCGAAGGCGGCGCTGGCCGAAGCCAATGGGAATGGGATCAGCCGCCCTGCGGCAGGTTGTCGTCGGGCGAAGTGGTCTCGATGCCCTGCATGCCGCGCGACGGTTCCTGCGGGATGGGCGGGAATGCAGGGCTGGTGTTCTCGCGCACCTGGCCGATGTCGCCGGCCGCGCCCGGCCCGCCCGATTGCGGCGCTGGACCACCGGCCGCCGCGCCAGGCACCGGGAAGTCGGGATCGTCGCCACCGGGATTGGGCTTCCGGTATCCGGCACCCTGCATGATCGCATCGGCAATGGGCGCGATCAGCGGGTTCGCAGCCACTTGGGCACCGCCCTGCATCGAACTGAAGGCCGATTGCACACCCTTGAGCACGGCTGCCGCGACGGTGTCCTGGATCTGGGCATCAGTGAGCCGTTCCTTGATGTCCAGCTCGCGCGCCTTGAGGTCGTGACCAGCCTTGGTCAGGGCTGCCTGCACCTCCTGCTGGATGCGCTTTTCGACCTGCTCCGGGCTCTCCTGAGAGCCGGCCGCGCGCAGGGCCTCGATGATCTCGCGCTTGTAAGGCGTGTCCATGAGCGCAACCATGTAGGGCATGGCGGCCTGCTGGAACTGCGGCGGCATGGTCTTGATGACCTCCTGCATCGCATACAGCTGCTGGGAGCGGTAGCCGGGCGTGCTGGGCACGTCCTCGAGCTGGACCTTCAGCAAAGTGCGCTGCACGTCGTTGCTCAGGTAGGTGTAGCCCGCTGGATCCGTCTCGATCTTGTTGAGCACGACCGAACGATCCTCGGTGACGGCATCGCCCTCAATGATCACCGTCTTTTCCTTGTCGCCCAGGTCCTGGACGATCATGGCCAGCAGCATCTCGCCCATGAGGGTGCGTGCGCGGCGAAAGTTGCCCATGATCTCGCCCAGCGCCTGGTTGGCCTGCTCCAGCTGAGTGCGCTCCTGCAGGCCGCTGGTCGCATTGCCGCGCTGGCCCGTGAAGGCCGCCGGCGCCGCGGACAGCTGTTCGAAGACCGCGCGGCAGTCGTTCATGAGCTGGTGCTGCTGATCGGTGAGCTGGACATCCCGCTTCACCTCGAAGCGCGCGCCCTGCTTGCTCATGTGCTCCTGGTTCAGTTCCACATAGGCATTGCGCCGGCCGATCGTGCGCCGCAAGACCGCGTTCGGCATGTCCGTCGCGCCCTTCGTGATTTCCACGCGATAGGCAGACAGGCCCCAGCGCATAAGCGCCGTGCCGCTGTTCAGGCTGTCCTGCTGGTAGATCAGCCCGCGCACGTAGCCATAGGGCACGCGCGTGGAATCTTCGCGGAAGCCCCAGAAGATCACGTAGGGGAAGTGGCTGTGCGGATATGGCGAAGGGCTGTCGTGCAGCTTGTGCGGCCCGAGCCAGTAGCTGCGGCGAACCTTGGCCACGATGGCCTTGAAGGCCTTGGTCATGCCCGTGGCCAAACCATAGTTGTGGGCCTGATTGCCCGCGTCGTACTCGACCACCCGGCCGTCGGGCGACTCGATCAGCACCACCTCGACCCAGCGCCGATACCAAAGCTCAGTCAGGCACAGCTGCTTGTTGGTGCGGTCGTACCAACGCGCTTCTTCCACCGTCCACCCGCGCGCGTCCTGGCCTGCATTGGTCAGCCCCGTGGAACTGCCGCCCTGGTTGGCCAGCCGGCCCGGATAACCCTGTTGCCACCAGGTGGCGCCGTTGCGGCCACAGGACAGGATCAGCTCGCGCTCCTGCGGAAATGCGCGCGCGATGCGCTCCGGGTGCAGCCATTTGTCCCGCTTGAAATACCGCGCGTCGCTGAGGTCCCACTCTTCCGCCGTCCAGTCCCAACGCACCTCGCTACGGCGCACGACCGCGCATTTGTAGCGGTACTGTGTTGGATCGCTCACGCGCTGAACGCCAACGCAGCCAAAGCCCACGGCAGCCTGGGGCCGGAAGGCATCGCTGCAGGCATCGTCGGCATGGGACTCGCGCTCGGCCTCGTTCAGTTCGACGTTGAGCGCGTCGGCCACATCCTTGCTGCCCGTCTGGCCGTTGGCCGTGACCCGCCAGTCGGTGCGCGTGGTCTGCTCGTAGCCCGTGAGCGCGCGCAGTGTGGGCCCGATGCGGTCTTCAATGGCCGGCGGAATGCCCTGCTCCTTCATGGCGTTCAGCAGTTCGGTGTCCAGCTGCTTGCCGTCGGCATAGTCCATCTCCTTGTCCGCCGCGATGCGCCAGGGCGGCTCCTCATCCATCTCGCGCAGCCATTCCGTGTATTCGTGGAGCGATACCTCGCCCTCACCCATGCGCAGATCATCATCCCCGTCGTCCAGAGAGCCCTCGGTTTCGGGCGAGTCCACGTCCATCGTGCTGGTGTTGATCAATTGAGCCTCCAATCGGTCTCTTCGGGTTCTTCGTATTCATGGCGCTTGCTGCCGGGCGCAGGGATGCCTTGGACAAAGGTCATTGCCACCGCGTCGCCCTTGTCAGGGGAGCGGCCCAGCGCCTTGCGGATGTCGTCCTTGGACAGCATCTGGATCGCCGCGACCCGGCCCAGGGTCACGACCTTGTAGCGAACGGCCGTCAGGTCGGCCAGCAGCTCGGGGTCTGGCGGCAGCGCGATGGGATTGGGGTTCGTCGGGTCCAGGGCCTCGCGCAGCAGCCAGTACATTTCCGCGCGCCGGTTGCGAAAGCGCAGATTGCCGGCCATGGTCATGGCGTTGGACGTTTCCGAGCCGTTGACTGCGAGCACCAGCAGGTTCAGGCCCACGATGAAATCCAGCGCGCTGGAGCCGATACCGATGCTGTCCACGCAGATGCACGCACCGTCGCGCACCAGAGGCGTGACAAAGCCCGCCGTGGTCGGGCCGTCCTTGGTGACCGCGCCCGGCACGGTGATCAGCTCATCGAACCATGCGCCGTGGCGCCGCGCCGCCGAGGTCTTGTCGATGCCGCCGCGCGCCGGGTCCAGGCCCAGAGCCGTCATGCCGCCCTTGGCTTCGCGTGGCTTCCACCGCGCCTGCGCCGCCTTCACCCACTCGGTGGGGATCACCTGCCAGGCCGGGTCCGCGCTGCCGGCATTGAAGTCGCCGTTCAGCATCTTGCTGCGCAGTGGCTCGGGAAGGGACTGCAGCGTGGCCTTGTAGCCCGTGGACAGCAGGAACAGGTTGTCGTTGACGCTGGAGGGGATGAACGTCCGGCTCTTGGGCGTCATCAGGTCCGGCCCGACCATGACGGGCTCGGGGCCAGGAACCTCCTGGTCCTCGCCCTTCTCGTTGGTCACGAACCAGCGCAGCTCGCCCGGCTTGGCCGGGTTCGGATGAGAAGGCTCCAGCCACGGGGCCCAGAAGCGCTTGACCCATTCGCCCTCGGGCTCGGTCGGCGGATTGCCCGCACACACCACGCGTTGGCGGATGGTCGGGTCATCGGTGCGAAGCCAGCCGATCAGGGAGCGGAACTGCAGCTCCGTGAAGTGGGTGATCTCATCGAAGCCCTTGAAGTCGTGGGCGCGGCCCTGGTACTTGATCCAGTCGCCCGGCTCCTTCACGCTGCCCAGCTCCAGGACCTTGCCCTGGGGCAGGCGCCAGATCCCGGCCTGGCTGTTGTAGCCGTCGCGCGTGCCCAGGATCGAGGTCATGCGCTCTTCGATGCCGGTCAGCTGCACGGACTGGCGCCGGAAGATGATGCTGTGCTTCTGCTTGGTCAGCGGCAGGCCCAGCAGCAGATCGGTTTTTCCGCCGCCGGCCGCGCCGCCGTAGAAGACGATGTCGGCATCGGACTCGAAGGCCACGGTCTGGGGCCCGGGCTGCGGCACCCAGATAGGCGCATCGCCAGACAGCAGCAGGGAGTCCAGCTCCGCGCGCGTGTCCGCGTCCAGGCCTTTGAGTAGATCCAGGATGTCGGCAGTGGTCAGCGCTGGAGTGGTCATTTCTCACCCCGTTTCGCCGCGAGCGTGGCCAGCAGCATGGCCGCGCCTGGGCCGCCATTGAGCAGAGCCGCGAGCCGCACCGCCCGCTCTGCATCGGTCATCTGCTTGAGCATGAAGGGGTCGCTCTTCTGCTCGTTATCCTTCTCATACAGGCCGGTGTGCTTGAACAGCTTCTCCAGGATGGCCACCTTGTCGTGGAACATGACCTCGATGCCGTACTTGCCTTCCTTGGCGCCGGCATACAGCGCACGGGCCGGAGTGCTGAGCTTGCGGGTGTCTTTCGTCACCACGCGGGAATGGCCATCGCCACCGCACTGCGGGCAGTCGGGGTTTGGCTCCAGCAGAGGGTTGAAGCCAATTCCGCCCTGTTCATCGAAGTCTGCCGGCGCATTGCCCTTCACGGCCCACAGCTCACGGTCAGCGTTCATCTCGCCCACGGTGCGCTGGTACCGGTTGCCTTCGCCGAAGCAATGGCGGCAGCAGCCGGTCTTGACCTCGACCAGTTCACGGGGATCGGCGACCAGGATATTCAGCGCCTCGGTGAGTACACGGTCAGCACTGACCTGGGTGCGCTCCTGCTGCTGCTTCCGTGCCTCTGCGATTGCCGCCTGCAGGTAAGGTTTTGCTAGGTTTTCCGTAGCAATCTGTTTGGCTGTGTGGACGCTGTAGCCGGCACGGACGGCGGCCTGGGCGCCATTGAGGTCAACGAGGTACTCATCCACGAAACGCTGCTGCTTCGGAGTCAGGGCTTGGCTGTCGTGCGTCCTAGCCGGTGGCGCACTGCGAGCAGGCTTCTTGGCCGCTGGGCGCTTCGCAGGAACGGCAGAGCCTGCGGCCTTCTTCGTAGCAGCAGGCTTCTTGGGTGCAGGTTTCTTTTGAGGCTCGGACTTGCCGGCAGGACGTTGGGCCATAGCCGGAAGTTTTCTAGATCGCCCGACGGGCGTCGAACCCTGGACGGGGAGAAGGCTGAAATGGGGGAAGTCTGTGGGAGCGTGCGAAGGCGCTAGCACCCAGTAGTCAGGCTACGGGAAAGTACTTTTTGCAAAATTCCAAATGCCGCACTTATGATTGCGACATTGAGCCTGCTACAGCAACATCATCCAATAGCGACAACTTCAATATTTTTCCAGACTGGTTGAATCCTTAACTAGGAGATGTTAGAAGTGCAATTCATTCACAATGACCTTGGTAGCCGCCAGCGAGGCGAAGTTGTCGAAGTCACCTTAACAGCTGGCGCCAATGTGCGGCTCCTCGATAGTGCGAACTTCTCCAACTACAAAAATGGTAGGCGGCATAGTTATATTGGAGGGCTGGCAAAAAAATCGCCACTGCACCTACAAATACCACGAACAGGTCACTGGCATGTTGCGATTGACATGCAAGGCTTGCGTGGAAGCACGCGGGCCTCTGTCCGAGTTCTACCAAGCCCGCTACCAGAGATCAGAGAAGCCCCACTGTCTTCAGTGCCGTCATTGGTTCGTGATACACCTCCCTCAGTAGAGGGAAGTGGTGAATATCACGATGTATTCATCTCGCATGCTTCCGACGACAAAGACGATATCGTAAGGCCGCTAGCAAATGCTTTGATTGCACAAGGGCTGAAGGTGTGGTACGACGAGTTCACGCTACGCATAGGTGACAGCCTGAGACAGAAAATTGACCGAGGTCTAGCTACTAGCAGGGTCGGTCTGGTAGTGCTTTCTCCATCGTTTATTGCAAAAGGGTGGACAAACTACGAGCTAGATGGCATCGTTACTCGCACCGTTTCTGGAGAGCAAATTTTGCTCCCCATATGGCACGACATCACCAAGCAGCAGGTTATTGATTTCAGCCCCTCCCTCGCCGACAAGGTTGCGCGAAGCACTGCAACTCACACTGTAGATGAAATTGCGGTAGAGATTAAAGAGCTGATCGATAGTAGACGTTGAGCCCCGCAGGCTCTCTCTGTAAGAGCTGCAGAGTTCCATAGCCTCAGTTGGCGAGCTGTAAGTGGAGTCGGATCACCGCTCAACTTCTCCAAGAAGACTGCCTTGCCTACTGTCTGCTTTGCTGCTTGCCTGAAGGGCCCGGACTTTGCGCTCCAGCATCATCCGCTTTGAGGCCTCCTCTAGGAGTTGGTCCTGTAGCTCAGTGACACGTGCCAGCGCGGTGTGCTCGAGAGCGATACCAGCATAGGCCTGCCCCACCATGCCGCCCTCGGTCCTGCTGAAGTGGACGACATGCTCTCCGATCTCCAGGATGGAGCGCCCATCGGTCAGGTGTGTGACCGTCACAGCGCGCGCTGGGCCATGCTGGTGCACAGGGCGGTAGCACTGCTTCACCGCCGAAATCATTCCCTCGCCGCGCAGCACCTTGATTCGGTCGTCCACTGTGGTGAGGTTCAGGCCCGTCATCTTATGGATGCGGTCGCGCGTGGGCTCCTCCCCGGCCTCGTGCAACTGGCGGATTGCCTCATAGACCTGCGTCAGCGTGGGCACGGCCTCGACCGCGCCAGTGTCCGGGTTGCCGCCGGCTGTCTTGTGGATGGTGCTGTTGGTGGCTTGGTTCATGCGGTTTCGCTCCAGAGTGGCAGGCGTTGTGGCCATTGGCCGGATTCGAGGATGGTGTGGCGGGTGATGCGGCCCCACTCGAGGCCGTAGTCGCGGTGGGCTTCGCGGCCGCCGTCAACAAGGCGGTATTGGTCGTATGCGACGTGGCAGCCCTCGATGTCGGGGCGCGTGCAACACAGCGGGAAGCCTGTGCGGTCGTCCGTCTTGAGCGCGAAACCTTTGCCTAGGTTCAGATGGGCGTGCTGGCTGTAGTCGCTGATGCCGCACCAGATGCAAGGCAGCGCGGCGACGGCGCGGCGGTAGGCTTCGCATTCCAGGATCTCGGCCTTGGGCACGACCAAGCCCGTGCTGGCTGCACCCATCACCACGATGCTGGTGCATGCCAAGCCGGCAGTGGCGCGGGCACTGTCCATGGCGCGGGCCGCGCGCTGCGCCAGAAGGTCCTCGCGGTCCTCAACCTGGGCGGCGGATGGCTGCCGGCGGGCAAAGCTGCGGCGGGGCCAGGTGCTCCGGTTCTGGATCATCGGATGTCGCCCTCCACATCCACCTGCACCAGGAAGCCGTGGTCGCCCATCACGCACACACGCGTGGGGCCGTACTGCTCCAGGCGGCAGCAGCGGTTTTCCGACCAGACGGAGAAGCGGTAGCGGCCCAGGGCATCGGGGCCTTCGATGCGCTCACGCATCGCGGCGCCCCGCCACAGGGGCGGGTGTTGGGACGCGGCGCGCACGGGGCCGCGCTGGCCACGGCGCGGAAGATCGGGGCGGAAATCAAGCATGTGCGCCGCCCTCCCCTGCGCCGGCATCAAAGTCCTGCACCTCCAGACCCAGCACGCGCGCCACAAAGCTCTCCAACCGGGCGCCGCGCGATTGCTTCCAGCCCGGCAGCCGGTGCACGGCATCGCAGGTGCACAGCTGCGGCAGCGCCAATCGCATGTAGCCGGCCCAGCTGCCGCACGCTGGCGCGGGGTTCTCGGCCGGGTTCTCGACGTGGTGGCCCTGGGCGCGCAGCGTGGCGGCCGCGCGGTTGAAGGCCGGGTAGTTGAACTCTGGCAAGCCTGTCATCGGGCCGGCAATGTAGATGCGCTTCATGGCCGGACCCTCCGGAAGGACCACGCGATCATTGCGGCGTCACGCTGGTGCTGATTGCTGCGGCCGGCCCAGCCGGTCAGGCGGCTGAAGGTGGCGGCATCGATCTTGGCGCCGTGGGCACTGCCGGCCTTCGCGCTTGGCGCCAGGCCGAAGCAGGCAATGCCGAGGCTGGCGCACAGGGTCTCGATCAGCACGCACCATGCGTCGATCTCGCCCACGTTGCGCGCCATCTTGGCCCGCGCTGCAGCACTGCCCTGGCCGGTCCAGGTCTTCCGCGCCTTGCGGCTGTCCTCGAATATCACCAGCGTGGGCGCCCTGCCCTGCAGCGTCTGCAGGATCTGCGCTGGCGCAATCTCCTCCAGCGCCTGCAACTGGCCGTCCACGATCCAGGCC